AAGGAACAGCTCTGATAGTAAGAAGATTAAAATTGTTCCTGAAGAAATATGAAGAATATATAAGAAATGAATTCAAGGAGGAGTTTTCTAAACTTAACAAAGAAGAATTTAATAAGTTTTTGGGAAATAAAATACTCCATGCTGCCTCTAAATACGTAGATAGCTTTAATGGGAGTTATAGATATATGAAGCTCTTGAAGTATTTTATATTAAAAGAAAAGGTAGGAGTTGCTGGAGAAGTAGAAGGGGAATCTGAATTAATGAACTATATTGAGAATTATGGTCAGGAAGAGAATTTGAGAGATGACTGGACATCCACATTACTATGAAATTTGATGAAATAATAAGAGACTTAAAAAATAGAAGGGAAAGAGTAATTAAAGGAGAGTGGAATTGTCTTCCCTTGCCCTTTCCAAGATATAGGAATATCCTACCAGGTACTGAACAGGGGAAATACATCATTCTCTCAGCCAATCAAAAAGTTGGGAAGAGTAAACTATGTGATTATTTATGGGTCTATGAGCTCATATTTTTCATGGTAGAACATCCTGAATTCAAGGCTAAGGTATTATATTTTACCTTAGAAATGTCTCCTAAAGAGAAATATAATGAATTTCTCTGTCATTTATTAGCAAGACTTGATGGAATCTACATGACAAATACTAATTTAAAGAGTACTGACAAGGATAAACCTGTAGATATTCACATATTTGAGCTTCTTGAAAGTGAAAGGTACAAGACCTATATTAGAAAGTTTGAAGAGGTTGTAGAGTATATAGATAGCATCAAAAATCCTACCGGAGTAAACAAATATTGTAGAGATTTTGCTGAATCGAATGGGCATTATAACTATACTACATATGAAAAGGCCAATGAAATAACAGGAAAGTTAGAGGAGAGGCAAATGTTGGATCCTATTAATCCATTTACTTGGAATGATCCAAATATGTATGTATTTGTACTCATAGACAATGCCTCAAACCTCTCTACTGAAAAGGGTATGGATATTTGGGGAACCATTAATAAGATGTCCAAATATGCTATAACTCTCAAGTCTCAGCTAAATATGATAGTTGTGCTTATACAACATCAGGCTCAAGATAAAGAAGGTAATGAATCATTCAAGTTAGGAAGAATAAAACCATCATCTGATGGTCTCGCGGATTGTAAAGTAACATCGAGAGATTTTTTAGCACATAATAAGACTTGCATATATAAAATATTTTACTTATCTTTGTACTGTAATTAAAAGGATAAAAATTATGGATAAACAAAGATTAGTAGAATTACACAAGGAAGGTAAAACAGATGCGGAAATAGCATCCATAATGAATGTTTCAAGGCAATTAGTACAGTTCCACAGAAATAAATTAGGATTGAGTTCAAATTTTTCATATTCATCTTTTAGAAAGATGAATTATGAAGAGGCTGAAAGGTTAGTTAAAGAGGGTAAGACAGACAAAGAGATAGCTGAATTACTTGGAGTAAAGGAAATCTCTGTGTATTTTTTCAGAAAAAGAAATAACATACAGAGGGACAATTTACTTATTAATAAAGCTATAGAAATGACAGACAGACAGAGATCTATTATATTGGGCTCCTTACTAGGAGATGCCTCCTTAAGAAAGACTAATATTAATCCTATTTTTACTTGTGAACATGGAATAAAACAATTGGAATATTGTAAGTGGAAAGCTGAAGAACTGAAATCATTAGGAGCAAAGTTCTCAACATCTAAAAGGAAAACTATAGATAAGAGGACAGGATTGTATTATGAATCTGCAATATGTAGATTACCTGCCAATCCTGCATTCTTGTCTATCTACAGCAATCTTTATATAGATGGTAGAAAAACTATAACTCCTGAATATCTAAAGGATTTTGATGAGCTGTCTTTGGCTGTAATGTTTATGGATGATGGAAGTTTTAATGGCTCTTCCATAAATATTGCCACTAATTGTTTTGAAGAGGATGAATTACTGTTGTTGTCGGGATTTTTCAAGGATAGATTTAATCTGACTTTTCATATAAATTCTAACCATAGTATATATCTCCTCAAAAGAGATTTTGAGCATTTTAAAAAATTGGTTTTACCTTATATGAGGCAAGAATTATTATACAAATTGTCTCTTAATCATGTGAATCTGTGAAAGTCTGGAGACAGATAACCCTTATCCAAGCACAATAGAAATATTGTGAAGGAACAGAGACTACCACATACCTTCTTACCGGGTGGTGCTGAAGAAGATGAAGTGGCAAGAGTGCATGACATATTCCTATGTATACCAATACTAAGTGGAATATGAAGAGATAGTCCGACCTGCAGATATAATGAAGTGAAACTGCAGATTTAGCAGATAAAGAGCTGCTAAGATAACAATGTGGCAGATATAGTAATAGGCCTTTATAGCCCATTTAAATATGGATTGGCTGTATATGAAGGCTATGATGTTAAGAGATTCAAGAACTATATAAGATTTATGGAAGTAATAGAAGACAGGCATTATGGAGCAACAGGAAATATATGTCCCTTATTATTTAATGGTGCTTCTTCCATTTTCTATGAGCTTCCTAAACCTGATAATACCAGGGAATTATCAAAAGTTTATGACTATATAAATTCTTTGGAATCTAGGAGGACCAGTAAATCTTTCTTTAGTTTCATATCAAAACCATCAGAATCAAAATATAATTTAAATAAATTAAGAAAGGAGGTTAATCTTGTCAAACGTAATTTTAATATTAAGAAAATCAAGCACAGGTAAGTCCACTTCAATTAAAGGGCTTAACCCAAAAGAAACGGTAATCTTTAATGTGCTGAAGAAGAGGCTTCCTTTTAAGGGAAGCCAAAGCCTCTATAATGAAGATAATAAGAATCTCTTCAATATAGATGATTATACTACTATAGTAAATTATATGGAGAGTATCAGTAAGAATGCTTCTTATGTTAAGAATATAGTAGTTGAAGATATAACATATATAATGAGAAAAGAATATTTTAAGACTGCTAAAATCAGTTCTTATAATAAATTTGTAGATATAGCTTCCCATTTTCAGTCTATTATACAGACAGCTGAGAGCTTAAGGTCTGATATTAACGTGTTTTTAATTATGCATTGTGAGGAGGTAGTATCAGACAATGTAATAATCTCTTATAAGCCCTCTACGATAGGTAAGATGATAGATAATTCTTACAACCCTATGGAAGTGGTACCAATGGTGCTTTTCTCTTCTGTCAAATATGACGATAATAAGAGGCCTATTTATGGATTCTATACCCATAGATGCATGGAAGGAAACATTGAAATACCGGCTAAATCTCCGGCAGACATGTTCAAAGAGGACTTCATCCCTAATGACTTGAACTTAGTCTTAGATGCCATGCGGGAATATTATGGATAGAAAGAGACTATTAAAGCTTCTATCCAAAGACTTAGATTTTGAAGACTCTTTAAATATAATTGAGGAGTATTGTATAGAATGGGGTAAGGAGAAAGAAGACATAGAAAGACTTAAAGATGCATTAAGGTGCTCACCAATGCTTATATATAAATATACATTGGAAGCATTAAATTATTTCGAGAAGAAATATTTCATTACAAGGGTATATGATGTATCTGATAGAGGAATAGAGTTATTGAAAATATTTTAATCTAAACTAAAAATTATGACAAAAGAATTAACAGTTCGCCAGATGGCATCCATCAAAAGGGTAGCACAGAATGTAAACCCATTAGTAACTAAGAAGAATAAGATTATATCTAAACTCAATGAACTCAGAGAGGAATATGACAGTGTCTGCAACGAAATTAATGGTCATGAGATGGGGGTTATCTCTTTGACTGGTGGATTCACTAGTGAATACTTGGTGGAAAAGAGGATTGAAGATACTGGAAAGATTGATAAGGAAGGAAAACCTATCAAAGTTACTAAATATGAACCTAGGACTGATGTAGTAAGATTCAATCAGGAAAAGAATGTTTATGAGGTCCTCATACCAGAACCTATAGAATCTAGTGAGATAATTGAGGATTATGAACAGGATAATGATTAGTAATATATAACTATAATACATATAAAATGTAGGTTTGATTGGAAAATAATAAAATTAAAGGAGAATGAAAAAATGAAGGATTTAAGAGAATTACAAAAAGACTTACCACAATTGATAGTGGCACTAGATTCTTTAGATGATTATGCAAACTACATACATATCAAAGATGCTAAAGAAGACACAGTATATTACTGTCCATGTTGTAAGGGGATTATTAAACCGAGAGCATATAAAGATGATAAAGAATATCAAGTACAAGCTCATTTTTATCATGAAAATGGTGGGTGTAATGAAGAAACATTTATTCATTATATCTGTAAGATGTGGTTATTTGAAAATGGATGTAAATTTAAAGTTAATGACCAAATTTATACTGTAAATAATATTGAAACAGAAAAAACATATCACACTGAATTTGGTGATTATAGACCTGATATAACCGTATATACAGAAGAAAATAAAATATTTTTCTT